GGTATATACTCGCCATCTTTCAGCAAATTTTTCAACTTTGGATTTCTGGCTACAAGGCGTTCCGTATTGCCGCGTCCATCAATATCAAACAGCGCATCACATTTACGTTCGTAATATGTCTCACTTCCGGATTCTTTACGGCTATCATTGTCAAGCAACCGTACACTATCATGCTCCTCCAGCGAGATAGCAAACGATACGTCTTTGTGTTTTAATCCGATATAACGCACATTCTCTTTAATATTCTCTCCAGTAAACGGCTCAGCGTGTCCGTTTCCGTAGATTAGATACAAACCATCTTTTCTTGATGGTACTCTATTTTCACATACGCATCTTTCATTTTTTGGTCTTACAATTATGTTCAACTCATTCAACACATGATCTTTTATGACTTCCTTGCTTATTCTTTCTACAAAACCATAATTCCTTTGTTTAAGCTCATCATTTACCATACATCTGATCCAATTTTCTATCTGATTGTTTCCTCCGTATGTATTATGCATGCACCTTTTTACAAGCTTTTCCAATAATGGTTCTATGTTTTTGATTATATCTTCTTTGGTAAGGTGAAGTTCATTTAGTATGCAATTTCTTACTGCCTTGTATTCTTTACTTGTGCTCATAATATATCTACTTAATACTGTGAATTATATTTTTTCTCTCTCTCACTGTCTTCCCCTATAGGATTATTCCATCCGTATTTTACAGCCATAGCTTTAAATAGAGGAAGTCCATAAAATCTATAATCATTCTCAGGATGAGCATATACTGTTGATTTCATTTCAGTTCTTTAATTAAAGCATCCGCATATATTACAGCTAATTCAGCCGCCTTATCACACGCTTCCAATATTAATTCACCGTGAGGTCCACGCCCTGATACAGATGTGATCGGAAGCACAGTTTTCGCTATCTCGTATCTACGTTGTTCCCAATCTACATGGGTGTTACACGGTTCTTGATTGACCTGTATATATCTTCCTTTAATATTAGAAGATCTTAATGTTTCCGCATTCTCTTCGCCGAATGCAACCAGAATAGATCCGCATCCTGGACTTTCGCCTACCGTCCCATCTTCTCTGTGGAATTTTATTCTTCCTTTCATGAACAATATACCTTTCGCTTTCGGGAATACAACATCCTGAAACATATTATTGTCAAGACGATTGAAAAGAAGAGCTATTCCATTATTGTGCTCTACCATACGAGTAATAAAATGCTCTATCGTCGGTCTTGAATAAGGTGGGTTTAACCATACCCTTCCTTCCCATTCCTGTTTTAATCCATCTTGTTCTTTGTTGTACATCACTCTGGCTGTCCTCCATAAAGGACGCATAGGCGCACATGGATCTAAATCAAATTCTCCTAAAGCATCTATAATCTCTTTAGGTGTGTACCATTCATCTGTACTATTTTTTTTTGATTTTTCAAATGATGTGTTCATATATTTATGTTTTATAAGTTAATCCCATCCTCCATCAGCATACAAAGATACGTCTTCCTCCTCTACATTCACACCCTTAAGAGCTTGCAGAAGCTTTTTCTTTGTCTTCCTACACATATTGTAACCATATCCCTTATACTTATATGATCTTTCCCATGTACTCACTGGGAAGGGGATATTTTCATCAATGACCAGCCTCTTCATATGAAGATGTTCGAAGAATTTATCATGGTATAGAAGTTTATACTCGTATCCTACTATATCAGTAGATGAGAATGGAAAATAATCATCTTCCTTTTCTTCGTATTTAGGCTCCTTATAGTAAGCCATTTTTGCCACAGTAAAGTCGAAGCTCCTGAGAATCTCTTCTGGCTTTCCGAACTCTGACTCTATGAACTCTACCCATATCTTTTCTCCCTCTTTCTGGAACGCACATACCTTCTCATTTCTGTACTTAAATTTCCATCCTTCTTTTTGGTGTTTTTTATCATTGAACAAATCGACAGCTTCTTGGAAATCGCTTTCGCTTTCAAAGAACACATCAATATCTTTCACTTTTTCCCCAGAAAGAATATTCTTAAAACATCCACCAGCTATGAATCCTTTATGACCTTCCATGTATTTGTCAAGCCATCTTATTTGCCAGAAATTATCTGGAGCATCTATTACAAAATTATTCATATCGTTTATATTTTGCTGTTACCATGCGAGATAAAAATCCCGCTTCACAATAATACAGTGAGTGTAATTGCTCAGGTCGATTCCGTTGTCCGTAAATGTATCCAGGACTCGTTTTTCCACGTATTTGAGTTTTACTGTTATCCCCTTCTTAAACACTTCTATTAACTTCTCATTGCACTCAATAGGCCCAATAAGACAGTATCTATTCGAAGGACTGTCTGATATACAATATGTCTGACATCCTAACATGTTGCTTAAAATTACTTCGTTCATAATTTCTCTATGATTTTAATATGGTGTCTACAAACTCCGTTATTTTATCAACGGATTCTTTTGATAAGGTATATCTTCTCCAATCCCATCTAAAATGTGCTTTTGGGAGATTTTTAGTAGAATATTTTTCATTTCCGTCCTTGTTAGTCCATTCGTAATTATCCTCTGGATTCGCCACTTTTATTCCCGATTTAGGACCATTACGAAAGCTGTATAACATTCTTATAACCGATTCAAAATCTGAACCTATATCAAATAGCATATGATACACCTTGTTTATTAAAGCCCTATCAGCTTGTTCCAAGTCTTCACCAAACAACTCTCTTACACTCCAATTTTTCATTTCTGAATAACGAATGAAATTAAGTTTCCCTTTTTCTATATTAGGATCTTTTCTTGATAATACAAGCTCCAAATCTTTCACAAATGATTCTTTTAGCTTCTGTTGTCCTAACAAGGCGGTGTATTTGCTTACTATATCCATTATCCAAAGTTTTTTAATATTGCTTCAAACGAATCATATTTAATCCCTAATGTATCATGCGCCTTTTGGGATCCACATTCACATTCTCCTACCTTATGTTCTGATCCACAATCGCATAAGTCGATCCCCAAATGGTTGACGCAGTGGTCGCAGCAGCAGGACTGGTGAAGCCATGTGGCATCACCAGCATCCAAATCCAATTTTTCAAATGTTTCCCAAAACATGCTATTCGAAGCTCCATTATCAAATCTGATAGTGACTGCACCGCATTTACATTTTGTATGTATTCTATTTTCATATATGTTCCATTTTCAAAATTTCTGGGGACAGATATTCTTGTAACTCCAATTTGCATATTGGGGCAAGACAATCCAGATGTTCAGCATCCATTTCTTGCTTATCTTCATCTACCCACATTAAAGTACCTTCACTGCTACATTCCGGGCATTTGTCAGCTCCACATGGAAGAAGCATTTGTGCTCCACATAAGACACATCTTACCCAGTCTCCGTGCTGCACCCCTTCGTATGTTCTTGTTTTCATATTTATTGTTTATCATTTATAACATTTACTTCTTTACTCCACAAACGTCTCTTATATATCGGAGTGATGCCGATCAGAATACCACTATCTTCGCCCCAATACTGAAGTATTTTGGACTCAATTTTATGATGCAATTCTTGTATTCCTCCTTTGTTCCTGTCATAAGGAGAAAAATCGGATAATTTCACCGTTTTCATTTTTTTTCTGGATTTTCAGTAATTCCCAAAAGACACTCGTTACCCTCAAAAGGAATACAATGAACAAACACCACCCCATTCAAACATTCATATTTAGTCTCCCCATCCTGATCGTTTGTAATTGTTCTTATGAATAAATTGCCCTCCCAATTGTCATCTTCATAATATTTTACTAACACTTTGTCAAACGGCTTAAAATCATATTTCGGCTTTTCTTCAATTCCGAAGAAACGTTTCAGATACTCCTTAGCCTTTGGATTATTGCTTGCCTTTAATGCGCAAATCATCATCTGTTTTTCCGAATCTGTTGCAAGTCTATAGCGTTCTATTTCGTTACTACATGCAGCAAGATTATCCGATATATTAAAATCTGCTCCCGCTGTAAGACTCGCATAAAAAGATGTTAAATATTTCCCATGTATATTTAAAATAAAAATAAAACTTCCATCTTCGTTGCTTAACACCTCTCCATCTTTAAATGTAATATATTCTGGAACTTCAAGAAGGAGGCGATTTTCGCTGCTAAGTGCTTTTCCTGTAGCAGAAAACCAATCTGCCGATACAGAAATAGAGTGAATTACAACCAATAACGGACAATTCGACAAATTATCTTCATATACTATTTCTGCCCTATTTCGTCCTTTCTCTGTCACAATCCGACCTGATATTTTCCCTTCTCTTATTCTCTTCGCCGTTTCTAAATCAAACGGTATTATTACCATTTTATGTTCCATAATCTTATTTGTTTTTATTAGTTCCTAAAAGATGTTCGTTGCCTTCGTATGGGATACATTGACTAAATCCTACCCCTCCTAAGCATTCGTATTTATTATCTCCTACTGATTCTCTGGAAAATAAATGCAATTTCCACCTCTCTTGGTTAGTTCTTCTCACCAGCACTCGTTCAAATGGTTTGAGGTCGTGTTTCGGCATCTCATCTAATAGATACTCATATTCACTTAAATATCGTTTTATTATATCTATTTTTCTACTGTCTTCGGCTTTTATAATCTTTTCTGCTAAAAATTTCTTCTCTTCTTCTATAGCCTTTCTTACATGCCGTTTTTTATCTTCGTCATACACATCAGTCCATAATCCGCTATGATCAAACTCAATATCTCCAGATGTTACCATTCCACATATACTTCCCATTACCCCTTTGGTAATAATTCCATTATATATAAATTGACGTCCTTTAGTGCTTGTTAATACATCTCCTTTCTTAAAATACGCTCCAGCCTCTACCCTCAATTCCAGAGTGGCGTCAGCAAAAGTACAACCTTCTGTGTTAGCATATATAGCGCTTATCCCATATCCATCTTTTTTTACAAAAAGCAAATTATAAGGACTTGCACAGTTTTTCGACTCATATACAAATTCTATTTCAATATCATTAATTAATACCGAACCTTCTATTTCTCCGCTTTTGATTTTTCTCGCCGTATTTAAATCAAACGGAACAATAATTGGATTTTCCATATCTTTTCGTTTTTAATTGTTATAAAATAAGATGGGTTACTTAAACCCATCCCAGTTGTTTTGCAATACTTTCCATCTCACTATACGCAATACGATGACATCCGGCAGTCAGCATATCGTTTTCATAACGATTGAACGCCCATCTGTGACCAGTTACATCCAATGCCAAATCGTCTCTATCTGGAGATATTGAGTTAAGAAACTTCTCATAATCTTTTCTACTCTTTCCCATCTTTGTCTTGATTCAAACAATAGTTAATAAAATAAGCAACCTGTTCATTTTCCCCTGTATTATCATAATCACCTAAAGTCATATCATCATAATCCAGCAGAACTATACTAAAATCGTTTTTTTTGACATACACTTCCGTTAAATACATAGGAATCCCAGCAATTTCTATTATCACCGGAAACTGATCATCGAAGTCAAACGCATCATTAGTTTCTTTAAACTCTTTAAATTCTTTGAATTTTAGCTTTATACTTCCACCGTTCTCCACTAATGCCTCTTTGATGTACTTTAATCTTTTTGCATTCAGATCAACCTCTGCTTTTTCTATTTCTTTGTACAATTCATTCAGATCCATATTCCACTATATTTATGTTATCGAATTTTTCTTTTATAACATCCAAGGCACCACACTCGTTTGTTACCATAACATACTTTCCTGGCTTCATTCTCCACAGATTGAAATACCTTGTCACATTTATAATGTTATTAAATAATGATATTTCGTATCTTGTGTTCCCATTTTCATCATGTCCCGCTTTTTTAAAATAACATAGGGTCGGCTTGTATTTGAAATAATTAAAAAGCCTATACCATCCCTTTCCGTTACATGTTTCACAATTCCATATTCCAGCAAGCTTCCTATATCCCCTTACCGGTATTCTCTCTATTTCTTTTGGTACGATCTTGACATACTTTCCTTCTCCGATTGGTATGGTCATATTACCTGCCTCTTTCGTGCAAAAGTATTCTATTTCAGATGCCATTCCTTTATACATATAGAACCGGTATAAGTTCCCGTCAGGGTCTACCCGATCCATGTAATATAATATCACTTTGTCTACTTTTATCTTTTTCATTCCTTTATTCTCCTTATCTTTAAATCGTTATTCCCACAGTATTCCTTCAACCAACTATCCGTTAGATAACGATTAACTCTATCGTATTCCTTTTTCGGACCCTTGCTCCAGAATTTCCATTCGTTTGTAATATCGTTCCCATATTTATCAAACCAATAGATATAATATACTACGTTACCGTATAAATCCACTTTGTTTCTCTCCTGTATGATTACCTCGTAAGGCATTTCCTTGTCTCTTTTCTCCATCTTTATCCTCCTTTCTTAAAAAAAAAC